TGAAATATATAATATACAAACAGCATCCCCGATGCCATAAACACTACATTCCTACAGAAGTTTGCTACCCTAGTCTTCGAGCTGTTGAAGAACACTAGCACCGAGTAGAAGAAGATGAATATAATCATCAATACTAGGTTCAGCTCACCATTAAAATAGTCTAATACACTAAACGTCTCTTCCATAATTTATTTTCTAGGATGTGTGCCCTGAGTACGATAATCAATATCATGTACCTGCTCTTTTGTTTCTATCTGACAGGCTATTTGCTTATATTTTATCAGTGCTTCTTCGCACTCGGATTGTAAGAGGAGTTGTAAAGTTTCCTCATAGTTGTCATTGGTATCATCCATCTCATGATCAATTACAGAATATAGCTTCTCAGCCCGATCCACAATCACTCGCTCAACATGATCCGTAAACCCAAGTACAGCATATGCTAGATAAATAATAACTATGACCAGCACCCACATAACCTTTGAGACTGGTACAGCTAAGACAGGCTCATCATTTATTTTTTCAGCCATTTAGAAATCCCCTAGCTAAGTAGAAGCCAACTAGCACACATACAATCGTACTAGCTGTCTCTGGTGTAACATACTCAAATAGTCTTGTTAGATTGTCCAACATCCTCAGTCTTCTTATCGTTGGCACTCTCAATAGTCTCACTCTCCTGACTGAAGAAGTACCCTGATGTCTTGCCAAAGTTAAGCAACAGTCCACCTACTAGCACACTCAGTGCGTTAGTCATCTCAGGGTTCAATGCCCTATCAGGATTGAAGATGAGATTAATAATGAATGCTATCAGCGACAACTCACCTATGGCTATGACTGTCCTTGTCGCCCACCTTAGTGTAGGTAATTGCATAGCTACCTGTAAAATATATGTGAATCAATGGTTAGAGTTTTATGCCGTTCTAGACTCCAACGTGGTGTTATATAGTCTGCATGATACCACAGGCTACCATCCGTTATATCAGGTATCCACCTGTTAGCTATGAGTAGCCAACTTGCTATCTCAGCAGCCTTCAGGTAAGCACGTCCATTGCGAGGACGGTCATCAATACCATCACAGTACCAACTAAACTGGCACCCATCACGTATAGGCCGGCCTCCCCTGTGCATACCCTGATAGATAACATCGCAGACAGTATTTGGGAAACGCTTGGACTTAACTCTGTTAAGAGCTGTTTGCCCGACTGCGATCTGTCCTGCGGTACTTTCATTCCGAGCCTCGTGATAGATATTAAGAGCCATGCACTCCACCTGCGTGCTGTCCGCCCCATACTGGACGGCACTCCTCACTGCTAAGCAGGAGAGTATAATTGCTGGTACTATAACAAGTACCTTTACGAGAATACTTATGTTGCCTACTTAGCATTAATTTAATATTACCCCTAGCTTGCCTTAGGTTCCTTCTTAGCCTCTTTCTCGTCTACTACCTTAAGGTCAGGCTTAGCTTTCTCGGCTTCTTCCTTCACAAAAGTATCAACTTCGACCCGAGCTTCCCTGTATCCCATCAGCATATTTATCTGGACGATGGCAGCGTTACTCTCTTGCTGTCTCTTAGCATTAGCCTGTTGAAGTTCAGCTATCTGCTTATCACACTGTTCCAGCGTTAGTTTCAATTCCATTTTGTTCTCCTTGTTAAGCATTTGCTTCTAGTGCAGTTACCTTTGCACTAAGTTCTTGAACCGCCTTGATTAGAGGTAATACAAAATCACTATAACCAAGCATTTGTTGACCATTCTCATCCTCACTCCATCCAGTAAAATAATCACTTGCTCCAGCTGCAGCTACAGCATCTTTAACTTCCTGAGCAATCATCCCATGCCTCTTCTTAACAGTATCCATGTCTGCATACGTTCGCTTCACCAACTCACCATCATCATCAAGCTCATCCTCGAAATCTCCCCACTCTTCAGGGTACGCTTCTGCTGGCTTGAACCTAAAGGTAGTGGTTCGTAGGGCATCAATAAAACTCAACCCTAAGTCACAGTCCTGTATGTCTGTCTTCTTTCGTATGTCTGAAGACTGGCTCCAAGTTCCAGAACTAGTAAAATCAAGAGTTGCAACATTACTAGATCTACCAATGACACATCTGTCTGTAGCAGCGGTTATACTTTTACCAAGTGCTACACCATAATTGCCACTAGCATCAGCATATGAGCCAATGCAGATATTATAGTAGCCTCCATATATCGAGCGTCCTGAGTCCTTTCCGAGTACTACATTTACATAACCAGATGAAAGAAATGGTAAGTTTTGCGTCCCTATCACTACATTATTATCACCACTTACTGTTCCATTATTGCCTGTTGTTGCAGCAGCTAAAGCATTCGTCCCTATAGCTACATTATTGTTAGCATCATTCAGCGTAGCATGAAGAGCCTCGTAACCTATTGCAACATTCCCAGTACTACCAGATTCATACCCAGACAGAGCCCTTGTACCTAGTCTTATAGTCTCTTCAGGGCCCATGGTGATAGGACCACTAGGGATTCTAATTTCTCCATCTCCCATCACTATTAGAAGGTCGGCACTATTGTTGTGATTGGTAACCTTAAAACTTTGATTGCTTGTACTATTACCTGCTTGCACCCACAATCCATAACCACCAGTAGTGTGGTTATTATGAATAACAGCCCCCCACGAAGTAGTAGTATTTTTCACCTCTAAACCATAATTTACATAGTTCTGTTCAATGTACATCCCTGTACCACCAGTAGAATTGAACAGTTCAAATGCTCTACCTGAACCTGTATGAGCAATGTGTATTGCAGGTTGAGTTCCAGCCTCTTTTACAACCAGCCTCCCTTCTGTTGGTGTAGAATCGTTTATGCCGACATTGCCAGTATTTGTGATTACCATCCTCTCATCCCATGTGATATTAGTACCTACAGAAGCTGAACCCACCGTGTGGAAAATGTGTTTTCCAGCGTACTGTTGATATAGGGTGGCTTCGTCCTCATATACTCGTACCCAATTTCCTGATGTATTGAGGTATGCATTCTGAAGTATAAGCAACATTTTACTTGCCCCAACAGCGGTATCACATGCTAAGAACCCAGTGTTCCCCAAAGTAAGACTCCTTTTATCGGCATGAGTTGCTAAAGGGGATGCTCCGATGCCGACATTACCAGAGGAATTAATTGTCATCCTAGTATCAGTATGACCTATTGATGGGCTTGTTTTAAAATGCAAACTACCGACAGAATTTCCTGCTGTCCTTTCAAATGTTATTGCACCTCCTGCCTTATCATCAGCATCTTGATCAGTAGAAATCCTAAATCCAATACCTAATTCTTCGTTATCATCATTTGCAGGATTACTGATAAATAATGCATATTTATCTTGATCACAATCATCCTGTGCATCTGAAGTAGTCCTGACTGATACGTTGGCATAAGGGGAAGTATCCCCGATGCCGACTTTGCCATCGGCTGAAATAGTTATTCTTTCGGAATTATTTGAAATTATATCAAAACGAGTATTTGAAATCGTTCCTACATTTGCAGCAGTATCGTATGATTGCATCCCAACAATATGATTATTTGTAGAATCTTTTATTCGTAATTGTGGAGATGATGCACCAACGATTTCAAGAATAGAACTGGGAGAAGCAGTCCCGATGCCGACTTTACCATCCGAATGAATTACCATCCTTTGAGTTAACGTAGAACCAGATTCGTTAGTAGATGGCCTTGACCAGAATGTAATATTCCCGGGTTCATCGTAATAATATGCCTGCCCAGAATTTGATTGATTATTGAATTTAATTGCTGCTGAAATGGTAGTACCGTGAGTTTTAGCATCATACTCTATCGACTTATAATTATTAGCAGATGCTGGGCTATTCATCCGTATATCACCCTGATACACATGAAGCAACTGTTTGGGATCTGTTGTCCCTATGCCGACTCTATCGTTAGCTGTATCTATTGAAAGAGTAGGTGAGTCCACCTCCAAATCAGCAAGTAACCCTATAATCCCGGAGCGTGCTCCGCTAGTTCCGATTATTCCTGACATAATTAACTCCAGTCTTGATCAATATATGACACCCATATGTCTATGTCCGCAGTATTCCCGGCTATAAAACTAAGCAATTTCACACCACTTATGAAAAAAACATCATTCCAGACAAATGTTTCCTTAGCAGCCAGAGAATGCCCATTTAGCAAAAAATGCAAATTAGTGTCGTTAGTATCATCCCGTGTATACATCGCAATGGTCTCATCATTAGCCGCACTGGTGTTTGTAATAATGACGCTTTTAACGATATATATGTGGTTGGCCACTCCAGTTATCAAGTTAGCCCATCCGTCTGTAACTGCTCTAGCCTGTCCAACCTTTGCTACCTCAGTCCCACTTCCGCTTGGTATAGCCATATTAGTATCCTAAAACTAAAGATTGATGAAAGGAACTCTGCATGAAAGCACCCTTCTGTTTAATTTTACCTGTTGTGCTAGTTTCTATATCTCCAGAGGCTGTTAGCTTAACAAGGCTAAGCAGTCCAGTTTGTGGATTATAAGTAAGTTGGTTAGCATCACTCAGCCCGACTCCAGCACCCGCTGCTACACTAGAGAACACCGGGTACATTGTAGCATTAGTGTTACTATCTGTGATAGTGAAGGTAGTGGATGCTATGGTTCCTGTGTTAGTTAAGTCTGCACCAGAGAAGTCAACATTCCCTGTACCATGAGGGTTCAGAATTATATCCTTGTCATTATCCGGTGTACTCAGAGTCAGAGTAGAGTTGGTAGTAGCTGCTAGAGTATTCGCTTGTGTGGTAAAGGACGCCCAAGCAGAACCGGAGTAGAAGTACAGAGTGTTGTCATCAGTGTTCAGGTAGATGTCTCCAGCGGTGAGTGCGTTACTGTCATTATCCGCAGTAGGATGTGTTGGATTAGGTGATCCGGTTGCCTTAGCACCCAGGTACTTGTCATCAAAGTTATCAAAAGCCGTCTCCGCCTTATCTGCCCAGTACTTAGCAGAGTACTCACCAGAGATAACTACGTTTGCCATAGTCCCACCACCACCAATAGCCCACTCTTTAGCAGTACCTCCAGTAGCTGTTGTACCCTGTGCATACTCTTTGGCACTATACTCACTAGAGTTGCCAACTGTAGCAGCGAGCACTGTAGCCCATTCTTTAGCAGACCCGACTAAGGGAGCGTTACTGTCTGTTAGATACGAGTATGCCTTAGCACTGTACTCGGAGTCCGTTACAACACCAGTGATCTTAGTAGCCCAGTCTCTGGCATACAAGGACTCGTTAAAATCTAAGGCCCTTTGGATAGAACCAATGCCACTGTAGGTAACGTTCTTTGGTGAACTAGTACCATCAGGAAATATAATGAAAGCCCGATCATAATCTATATAGAATTTGCTAGAGGCCATTGAGCCTATGGCTGCTACTTCAGTATAGCCAGACACTGTTGGAGCAGCGTTACTACCCTCAAAGTTTGCTGTAGCAGGACGCTCTGCAAGGTAACCTATTTCATATGCAGTACCACCCTCAGCTGTTATCCCATACAAGATAACAGACTCGTTAGTTATGCTGTTAAGCTGCCACGTAGCGTTGTCGATGTCCAGACGTTGGTCGTATAAAGACCCTGGAACAGCGGGAACTTGTGGACTAGGAATCGCCATAATCTATCTCAGTCTAGTGTGAACTTAAGTTCTCCAATAGCAAACTTAGGCTGTGGATCTCCTAGGTTCACATTCTTAAAGTTGGTCAGGGTGCCATGCAGAAGTAAGTTACTACTATTACTTACATGGTCGTACAGTCCAAACCCTTTAATCCTACCCCAATCGCCTGATGGTATTCCAAAAGATTTAACAGCAGCATTAGACACTACATTACTAGCTCGTGTCCAGTGGCTTGAACCTCTGCCTATAGCTATCCTAGCGTAGCCCACACTCCCAACTACTTCTACACCGCCTCCACCAGCATCGTTTATAGCTGTAGTAAATAACGCGATGTAGAAGGTGCTAGGTAGTGCAGATATTGCAGAATTGTAGTTACCATCAGCATCAAACAAAATATCTATAACCTTGATCTCAAGGTAGTCACTCATTGCACTCATTGTTAGTCTCCTTTCTGTTTTCTGTAGTTTCTTCGTAGCTCATCAAAGATAGCTAAGGTCTGATCCCCAACGTTCTTATCCGTAACTACATGGGTTCTAATAAACTTACTAAAGGTGTTCATAATATTAGGTATGCCACCAGGAGTTTCAACATGAACATTATACAACTCCCTCCACTTATAGTAAATGTACTGAGCTTTGTCAGCAGGAGTAATACCTTCACCCCTTGTGGCTTTCATCCAAGCACTCAATGGGCCAATAGCTACGTGTGCATCAGGGTATGGTCCTTCTGGGCCTTTAGTACCCATCAACTCATCAAACTTAACCCACTCCAGAATAGTCTCTCGGAATCGCTTTACCTCGTTCAAAGCAGACTTAGCATAGGAAGTGCCATGTGGAGTAGGCCACATACCATCATGCAATTTTTCCTTGGCCCACTTGTTAAACTGCTCCTCATTATTCAACAGGACAGATGGTGCGTACTTCCCACCCCTCTTCGAGGCTGCTGAGAACTTTCCATACATTTCTCTAAACAATGGGCGTACCTTGGTCATAACGTGCTTATCATAGTTTTCCCATTTAACGTCACGCTGTCGCCTCCCCCTGTGGTATTCTGCGAGATAGGGTGTTGTACCTTCCATGTACCTGTTGAATATAGGTATATCTTCACTAATTACTCCTATGACATCCCACTCTGGTTTGGCCCTGTTACCCATCAGCTTAAGCAGACCAGTCATCGTATCCTTCATCGTACTGCGAGGGAGGTATGTATCAAATGCGGCCTCGCCCCGTTCTGGGCTACCCAGTATACTATCACCAGGTACAACACTGGTTATATGCTGGGCTAGTGGGGAGGTAGGTTCTCCAGGTTGAGTGGAGTACGGTTCTACAATCTCTCCACCTGGATAAGTTTCCTGACCCTTCCATATCTCACTCCTTCCCAAGAGCTTAGTGTTTTGTGCATAGATTGAGATTATATCCACAGCAGCTGGCATATAGCCTTGCAACTCTGCTGGTGTAGATGCCACTATACCACTGTAAAGTGCATGTATTCTATCATTGTCCCACAGCACCGGACCATCTGGAAACTTATCTGGGTTAGCTAGACTGTACCAATAGTCCCCAATACCTATGGTCAGTAACTTAGCTGCAGAAGCTATCGGATTCATCCCATCTTTGATAGGGAACCCGTAGTGGATAGTATGAAAGTCGTTACCATGCCGTTCTTTCTTTGACAGGCCCGGAACGAAGATCATGCTTTTATAGATACGATCCTCCATAGTGCGATCCATGTCAGCACCTGGAGCTGCAAACTCATTCCATCCTCGTACAGCTGCACTCCATAGCATGAGTTGAGGTATCATTTTGATAACCATCTTTGGGTTATCAATCGCCATCTTCGCAATGCTGTCAGTAGCCTGTACTCCAGCATTAAGAAAGGCCATGTATTTTCGTGGCCCCTGCATCCATTTCCCTGTTCTACCGTAGTTAAGTCGCTCATTAACGGCAGCTGCTGCTGCCTCTGGACTCATACCAGTAGCCTTAAGCATCTGGTATTCAGTCAATCTAGCACCCATCTCAAGGGAACTGGACAGACGTTGATACTGGTGGAATGCCTGCTTGACTTCCTTTAGAGGTTGGTAGTTCTTCCTACCACTACTCTTCAGGCCCTGTTTGACGATCTGATTCACCAAAGCATCATCAATGCTCTCAGTTGCTAGTGTAATAACAGCTAGGCCACTCTGTACTGCCTCGTCAAACACACCACCCGGTATCTTACGGTATGCATCAACTACATTCTTATGGAATGGGTCAACTCCAGCCTTCTTATCACCTTTAGCATACTCTATTCCTCTTTTATATAGGTCGAACCACGTACCAATCTTCATTCCTTTACTATGAAACTCAGGATGCGCCATAGCAATATGCATAGCATCTGGTATAATCATACTAACTGCCCAAGTTGGATCACTGCTTATTAGAGCACGCTTTACAGCCGCACCCGACAATGCCTGAAGTACCGCGTTAGTCAGGGGTCTTTTGCCAGTGTCAGCTAAGTTAGTAAGCAATCCACTCTCTACCAATCTAGAGGTCTCTTTGTCAATCCAAAGGCCCCGAGGTTTACCATCCTGTAAATACTGGTACTTAACATGAGTTTCTATATGTCCAGGCACTGGGTCCCAGTCTCCTACAAATACACGTTGTTCAGGGTTTTTCCATGCTACTCTAGCAGCCTCTACAAGTATCCTGTTCTTGGCTACAGCAGCATTAGTCTTAGCTAGGTGACTATGCAGAAGCCTCCGTATGTCAAACTCTACATCATCCCCTACATCCTTAGCGAGATAGTCCAGTACACCCTTTACAGATATTCGATTGCTGTCGCTACCTAACTTAGAGATAGCCTCCATAGTCCGTCTGGTAGTATAAGTAGGACTGTACGGAAAGTCTTTAATTTCACCATACACCTTGGGTGTAATCAGATCGTTGTTATAGGCATACTGTAGAGAGCGGTTGAATACATGATAGATAGCATCACTGGCGTCTGTTAGATCCTTTGGAGTCCACTTTGAGTCGGGACTAGATGCCTTCCGTACAATTGCCCTACCAGCAGCCTCTACCTCAGCATTACTCATAGGAGTATCTACCTTACGACCACGTTGTCCAGCCATTCTGATAGTATGCGCTCGCATAGTTACCGATCGCACATATTTATTTACCTCTGCTAGAAAGTCAGGTGACCACTCAGATATTTTTGTTTCTTGGTCCAACTTTAACCAGTCGTATGCTGTCTTACTGGATGCACCATAGTGATTGTGATAAGCGTCAGCAAGAGTATTCCACCCCTTCTTTCTCCACTTGTATGCTATATTCCCACCAGCATCTACAAGACCTTCATACAGATAGTCCCAACCTTTACCTGCTTCGTATGCAAGCTGCTTGATAAACCCTCGTTGCTCTTCCAACATTTTAAGCCTACCCTTTCGCATAGTCTCATCATGCCAGTCGGTAAGCTTACGGTAAGAGTAGTTTTCTATCTCTTCCTCAGTAAGATGCTCACGCATTAGCTTGCCCCAGCCTGTCTCCTTTCGATGCACTTCTTCTATGGGTTTACGTTTGGCATACAATTCTGCATACTTTGTACCTAATGTATCCTTGTATGCATACAGTGCATGGACTGGAACTCGCTGACCTCTTTTCAACTTAGCTTCTACCGCCTCTTTATGCACCTCTCGTATGATCATTGCCTCACCTGTAAGCTCGGCAACAGCTGGATCTGCTTCCTTTGAAAACAGGCGAACAGCTTCTTCCTGGCTTAGTTTCCACAGCGGTAAGTCTCTAGTCTTAGTCTCAGTCTCACCCTTCTTGCTATCCTTTTTCTTCTTTGTGTACGTCTCAACAGCCACCTTCTGCCGTAGCATTCGTTTGTCGTTTATATCAATAATCTCTTTAGGCTTTAGCTGTCTAACAGGTTCTTGTACTCCCTCAAGATATTTACTTCCCTGTATTGATGCAGCAGGATCGTAGTCAAACCCATGCCTCTTCCTATAATCCTGCAACCATTGCTCGTTAATCCTTAGTCTAGCTTGTATATCACCGTGAGACATCGGTATGTACCACTGGCGATCTTGCTGAGTTAGACTTTTAGCAGCTAGATGAGACTGGAACATTTGTTCTGCTAGCTGATGAGGTTCAGCTCCTTCCATCTTGTCAAGGCCGTACTGCTTCTCTATGGAGCGGATGAACAGATCCCAAGGACTCGTATCATAGTTACGTTGTGGACTAAAATCTATCTTGGCTTGGTTATATGGAGTGTCATGTTGCCATGCCTGAAAGTGCGTAATGGGCTTGTGCTCTTTATAGTACGACTCTATATCATACTTCTTGTTAGCTTCTTTACGGGCTGCTATCCAATTCTTAATCTGCTTGTACGCCATCCTAACGCTAGATGGATTAGGATTGTCTTTAGTCATCTTAATCATGCCACCAGACATAAGCGCAAACATAATACCCATGGCAGCCTGTTCAGCCTCATCACCACCCATTGCAGCAGTCACACCAGTACCTATAGCACCTGCTGTACTGATCTTCCAGAATGGATGTACTGGCAGAGCATTCAATGCTCCAAATGTTAGCGCACCTGCTGCGTTAAAGCCCATATCTAACTTAAAAACTTCCCAACCCTGTGGCTCACGCTTCTCCATAGTAGCGTTAGCGTACTCATTGGCTACACTCACTTCGCTACCTACCGTAAAGATCGTACCAGTTCTAAGTAGTATATCAGCTGCTCTACCAAAGCTGTTACCATACTTAACTAATGCAGACAATCCCACATATGGTGCTATGACAGGCATAGCAGCAGCAGTACCTGCAGTTACACCAAGGGCAGCTATCATACCAGGAGCAGCATGGCCAAGGTGATACCACATTCGGTCAAAAAACTGAGCTTCTCGATCATTACCATCATAGGCATCCATGGACTTAGCAACATTCAACATAGCCTGTATGAAGTCAGGTACATTCTCACCTGGCATATCAGGTGACATTCCAGCTATGTCCCTAGCAAGTAGTAGTGTCCCCGCACTCAACTCTGCCCCTCCCCTAATAAACCCACGGCCAAAGTTATCCAAAGGTTCATGGAAAAGTTCACGCAGTATGTGCTGAACACTCTGCATTGCACTGTTAGCCTTGGTGTACTCATAAAACTCCCAAGTGTCCTCTTCGGCTGCATCCCAAGCATTAGCTAACCAGTTCCCTGAATTGTCTGCATCAGGTACTATTACTGGTGGTGTAGGCTTTATTTTAGTTACATGAGGGGGACGGTAATCATTAAGTCCAGGGTCGTAAGGAACTGGCTCTGGACCAGTCATAAGACCCTCTTCAAAATGCTCTCTTCGACTAGCAGGAGTCTCAGTATCCCAAGCGTCCGCTAGCTCTTCCCCAGTTGTCAGTTGTTGGTCGGCCATTCACCACCACCAAGATTATTCATTAATTTCTTAAGCACAGCCAATCTGGCCATCCAGTAGTTATGATCCTTAAACTCGTAGTCACTACGTCGTAAATGCTTATCAAGCAGAGTCTTATCTATGAACTTGTAAGGATGATGATCATCCCATTGAGTGCTTGCAGTAGCCTCACTATCCGTAATGTATTCCATAGCTTTTTCTACAAAACCCGGCCCTGACTTTAGCATCCTAAAGCTCGGAACCAAGCCCTTACGCCCATCCAACTCTCTCTGCATCTCAGATTCAAATAAGTTCTCAATCTGTTGTCCTGAGCCAGTAGGCCAGGACTGTGTAAGTAGGTTTTGTAGTGCGTACCCTGCAAGCATAGTACCCCGGAAAGACCCCACTCCTGGCGTATCAAACTTGCCTTCATGGTTCCGCTCGCTAGCAGTAGTCATCCGCATTATGTAGTCAATCACCTTCAATTGTTTCTGCTTATTTGTCTCATCACCTCCATGCATATTTTGGAACTTAGCCCAGTCTGGGGAATCAAGGAAGGGAGCACTCTCAAAGTGCTCAAAATACCGTCTACGTTGCACATCCAACGTACCCTTTATGAGTGATGGCCCCTGCTCCCGTATACCTATAGTATGATCTGCAAAGACGTTTGTGATGTCTTTATCTATATTAAGCATATTTGTGAGCTTTTTCCAATTAGCGGCATCGACACTAAAGCTACCATCTTTATTTTGTACATACTTTACCTTTGCAGCCTGCGCGTGAGCATACGTGTATATGTCATCAAAGCTCGGTATTTTCTTGTTCTTTATTGTATCGCGAAACAACTCTTTGATTAAACCAGCAGTTGCTATTTTGTATTGTCTCTCACCTTTAGCATTTTTCTCATACCATTTGTTAGAACCTAAGATACCCTGATCTATACCTAGGCGTGTCAGCCAGTTATCAAAGAGCTGATACTCAGTATGGAGAGCCCTAAGATCCTGAACTTCAGCTGGTTTTAATACACGCTTACCTCCATCAGTTACTATTCTTGGCACGTTGTTCGTAGTATCCCAGCCCGTTACCTCTGCATCCAACCTTAAGCCACCCTGAGTCTCAGGAAAGTCTTTCAAGAAGGGAGTCCATACTTTGTTTATCAGGAACTCTCGGTTAGCCTTTTCAAGTTCCTTAGTCTTTTCTTTAGCAGTCTTTGTAGAATCAGCAGCCCGCTTATTCGCCATGTCAATGAGAGTGGTAGTAAGCGTCTCATCTTTGGATGCAGCATTAACTATGGCCCAATCAGAATGCCTAGTGTTGTTTGCTTTGGGCCAATACGGCATACTTTGCAGTAACCGTACTCGATACTTCCTATCACGTTCCCACAATATCTGTGCATCTTTCTTGTCTTGAGCACGTTTCCCTTGGGCCGCAAGCATATCATAGTATGCAGTTTTTATAGAAGCATCCGCATACTCAAATGTAGTAACACTCAAAGGTTCTCCCTTCTGCAAAGCCGCAGATAAGGTTGCATTATGCTTTGTAGTCAGTGTTCCTTCTGCATTTGTTATCCTGTCTTTCACAGACGCTAAGGGCATCAGTCTGAGCTCTTCAGCTTGATCTGCAGGTAGCAGTCCGCTTGCAATAGCACGGCTAACAAGGTTATTCCTAACAACAGTCTCCGTTATAAGAGCTGCCATATCTTTCTGATTGTTTGGAGTTAGCTTACCCAACTCGCCATACAATTTAAGGCTATCCATTGGATGACTAGGGTCACCGCTAATATAACGGTGTATCCTAACCATAGCTTGCTTCTCTTCATCATCTGCTTGGTTCATGTCAAACTTCCTACCCAACTCCAGATAGGTAACTAACTGACTTCCACCTACATATAGTTTATGCCCACCTACATTCACTTGGTATCTGGGCTCTGAGAAGGCAGTTATAAGTGTTTTAACATAGCCTTTATACTCATCATTAGGGGTCTTAGCTAGTAGCCCATAAAACTCGTTCAGTTTGTCTGGATCTACTGTACCTGTGGTGGAAAGATCTTGCAGTAAGGTAGTAAGTCTGGCGAGGTTAGTACCTTGAATCTTGTCTTGGATCACTTGCTTCCAGAACTCTTCTGGTTGACCAAGGTATGTGTCAAACCACTTAGTCATCTGTTCTTCTCTCTCGGCCCCCTCTGGCTCAAGAATACCAAGCGCACCTAAAGTCTCTGCGTCTGCATGAACTAACTTGAGCATAGCACTCATCTTTAAAGCACTCTGTACTTGTACATTTTTACCAATACCAGGAGTAAGTAGTCTTTTGTCACCACTATGATCTTTTAGCGGGTACTTCGTTATCTCTTCTACGAGATCTCTACCACCAAACCAATCAAATTCTCGATCCTTCTTCTCCTCAAACTTATTTAGCACCTGTAGGGCATACTGTTTGGTCTTGTCATTGCTCATGAGAGCATAGACATCTGCCTCAGCAGGTTCTATGTTGGACCCAACTGCACCCGTAACTCTTCTGAATGCTTGCTCAAGCTGGCCATCCTTTAGTGCAGTAATAGCTACCTTTAGTACGTCTGCATCCACATTCAGTGCAATAGGAGTATCGAGTGATTCTGCTAGATGAGGAAACTCTTTTGCTAAACTTTCTTGTAAGGTTCTAAGGTTATTCTGGTTCTTCCAACGGTCGCTAGCCCACTTGCCAGCAAATTTCTTAAAGTCCGCCCTAGTTATCCCTGCCTCCTCGAGCCTTTGTGTAGCATCTTCGTATGCATTACGAGCCTCAGTGCCAGGCGCTGGTACCTTAGTCTCCATTATATCGTTAATGTTAAGGGTACCTTTCACAATGAAGGCTTTAATAGTTTCCACACCCGGCACCTTCCGCTCCTCCTTAAACTCAGTCAGTGTGTTCAACTCTGAAATACTCTCTGCAGCCCCACTTTCTTCTGCGGTCAGTCCCAATGGCTTACCAATCTTCACAAACGCAGCCTTCTTTGCACTTTCTCTAGAATTCTCTTGCAGCTTCCCTAGCTTAGTATGCACATCATCCCGAACATCATCACTTGCTGAAGCTAGCAGAGCGGGAGCGAAGAAATCCCACTGAGGAATCTTTTCTTCTTTAAAGACTCGGTATCCCCTTGAGTCTCGTGTAGTGCTATCTGTGAAGAGGCGGTATAACTGAGTGTCGCGTGCTCGTTGTGTTTCCGCCTTCGAAGTCGCTGCATTGACGGTTCGATCAGCAGCTGCCCGCTGTCTAGCTAGTATATCCTCTTGGCTCTTCCTACGTTGCTCGTCTTGGAACTCCCTATCTTGCCGCTTCCACTCGTCTTGCTTGTCAAGAGTCATTCTGGCTTGTACAAACCTAGCCAAAGTGTCAGCACTCTTGGACAGGGATTCGCCTAGCCTTTTATACGGATCGTTTTTTACTCTTACTACTGTAGCCATTATGAGGTCTTGTCTGTCGCTTTACTAAGCATATTTAGTCCCACTAAATTAGAACCACCTTCAATAAGTGAAGGTAGCAATCCAGCACTGCCAGGATCTTGCTTTATTATGTTCTCCATAGTTGGGGCTGTACCCATTGCACCCAAAGATGTGAGCCCTTGTACTTGAGCATCAGTATAATTTTTGTCCTTCATAAGTATAGACTGATTAATGATCTGAAGCTCCCGTAGTGTAAGATCACCAGCTTTGTACGCAGCATCTACTTCTGCCATAGCGTTCTTGATGCTATTCTGGTCTATTGCTACAGAGCCATCCATAAGGTTCTTCCAGTTTTGCATATCCAGATCACCTGCTTTTGCGAACGCATTATGCTCCAGAGTCCCTGCCTTTGCAGCAGCATCTACATCAATCGTCATACCAGACGCTGCTAACCTACCTGATGCTTCAAGCCCTTTGAGCTTCAGCTCATCAGCTTTCAGTCTTGAGTCAAACTCATACTGTGCTGTGGCATTGGCTACAGCTTGGCCAAACTTTTCAAAGTCCGCACCAGTAGCCTCGTTATATGCACTGGTAGCTTTAGCACCACCTCCGGATGTAGCTCGTCCACTTTTAGTAAGGTCTTGGGTCAATCCTCTTTGTGCTGCCACCATAGCCCGGTCCCTTCTGGCACCATAGTCCGCTGTACCTCCCACCTCCTGCAATCCTGAGATTTGGGACTGCAACCCACCTAAAGCCTCTGTAGTCTTTAGCTTATCCAAGCCTGCTAGAGATACCCCGCTCTCATCAACACCTCCGTATCCACCCTGATCTTTAGTAACCACCCCAGGTGCCACCATTCCTGGGGCGGTATAACTAGGCATATCAGCTTTGTCGATACCAGTAGTACTTATATCAGATTTTTTCATACCAGACAACATAGTACCCAAGTCAGTACCAGCTTTCTTCAAAAAGTCTTGCTGTACATCGCTAGTAGTTGATGCCTGGGTCTGAGTTGTGGTGGGATCTTTAGCACCAAATCCCTTCATCCATTTGTCTACGTTAGTTATATCTGATAAGTTAAATGCCATACGTCACCATGTGAATTCGGGTATAAAAGATAGCCCAGCCCAACCTAGCTGGAAGTTCGATACATTCCCCCGTAACCTAAACCGCAGTTGTTTTGCAGTAAAGTTCATGTGGACTCGCTCTGCCTCTATATCATCTCTAGGCACAGTCTGCTTGACACGCTTGTAGCTTTTGCCAATGTCATTACTGTAGTGTACATTGATAGCATCTCCAGCACAGTACAAGTCAAGGAAGTCTACTCTGATAAATGAGTCTGGCAAGTAAAAGTCCTTAGTCTCTAGCTCCCAGTATATACGAACACCATTGTCAGTGTCCTTAACGTGATTCTGATCAAACACGTACTTGTCACCATCTACCACAAGGGTCTCGTAGAATGTGATGTAGAAGGATTTGCCAGTTGCAAGAAGAAGCCTATGTGTTTTGTCAGCTGTAAAGAATGCGGTAGACCACGGTTGTGTGTAGTCGGTCCAACGTTGAGTTAACTGTGCCCACGTTAAGGTGGTGTAAGCCGGTGTGCAAGTACCATTGATGAACCAATTACTAAATGTTCGACTAGACCAAGCCTTATAGGTTTCATAGTATCGGAATGCCTTACGACAACCTACATTAATGCCTTCTGGGTAGAATACAGTAAACTCCTTCAGCTCATCATCGAAGGTAGCAAATACTTGATGCTTGTTTGAGATAGTGAAGGTACGTCCTGACTCAAAGAGTACTTCTCGTATAGGATCTGCTATGGCCTCTAGTTCACGGCCACCGTTGTACTTGTATATATTACGATTACCCACAAAGTAATGGAATCCTGGCCGGGGGACTACAGCATTAGTGGCTATTAGACCCTCCGTGTGGATGGTAGAGGCAAACCGGATAGACAAAGATGGGCTACCAATCCAGTCACCACGATAGATAATGTCACCCTTGTAAACTATAATAAACTCTGCCATAGGTTGGACAGCTACTATACCAGTGTTACCATCCACGAGATCAACCACTTCACCGCCTTCATCAGCATAGAAGTTCTCGTACTTATATAGTTTAGATAATCTTAAGCGGTTCACAAAGGGAGTAGCAGTACCCTCAATAGTATTACCAAAGATTAATTTGCCACTAAAGTGTGAAACAGTCTTGGCGACAAAGACACCACCAACAAGCGCAGTGCTACCATTATTAAACGGAGTTTGCGTTATCTTAGTAAGCACAAAGTCACGAACTGTAATACCACCAGTCCCAGCAAACACTACCTTTGGAGGATCAACACCGTTAGTAAATACTGTGACACCACTTTTGGTAGCACCAGTAAGAGTATCGGAGCCCCAGTCAGGTACAAACACTGAGTCAGTAGTTACGGCACCATCCACAACACCGTTAAGGGTAGGTGCTCTGACAAAGCCTGCTCCCACCACCGCTCTACCAATAAGCACACCATGAGCAACGTAAGTGATGCCCGACTTGACTCCAGCAAATTCGTCATTGAGTGGTACAGGCCGGCAAACTACACCACTAATAGTAGTGTCACTCGATGTATCTGTATGATCATAGCTATGTAGTACCTGACTAGTATGCTGGGAAGCTGGAGCAAAGAGTTCTAATTTAGGACTACCGCTAGAAGTAAGCCCAGTGCTATCAAAGCTAGTTACTATGTTCGAATGTGTGGTAGAATCCAGAGTCTTTACAGCACACTCAACTGGCCCAGTACCCTGTATTGTACTATGTGGAATGGTTAGAGTGTCTCCCACTGCATAACCAGTTCCAGCAGTGGTTATAGTTACTGAGGTAACGTTGTTACCTGAAACCACCACGGTGGCTACTGCACCAGATCCAGTTCCACCTGTTAGAGAGACACTGGTGTATCCTTCATTGTTAGCATGATCATTCTGATCTGTAATTGTGTCAACTGTGGCTACACCACCTATTCTAGTTGTGGCAGTTACAGCTTGGTCTACATTAAATTGTGCCTCTACATTACCAGACATACGTGCTACATCGCCCACATTAAAGTGCTCAGCATCAGCTTGCAGTAACTTGTATGTGGTATGTGATGCATCTGGCGTATCTACACTAACTGACACAACATCCTTTGGGTCTTGCGTCTTGCACATAACGCCAACATAATCTCCGGCACGAAGCGTCTCTGCCACAGCCTTGCTTATAGTAACTGATTTTGCTTGGAAGGCTGCCTCAGCTCGTACTGTATCATACTGGTCCCCAGAACCCGCACTTGTTCGATTAATAGCGTATACCCACTGCCCTGATCTACGCTCATAGATTGTATCAGTAGTGAATAACACCATATCCGTAGTGCCGTTACTGTACTGTATGTTTTGGATGTGCTGTGGTGTACCACGGACAGAGCCCATGAACTGTGCATAGCCTTTATCAGTCTCTAGCTTACCTTTGCGTATACTGACATTATGGCAGTCTATCAAAGCATTGTCTGGAAGAGTATCGCTACGTAGATCCCTACGGATACCTCCAGTAAACTCTGGAAAATGCTTGTACTGGAACTGCCCAGAAGCTCGTTGTTCCGGTTGTTCAGCCATTAAACCTGACCTCCTATGTAATACCAAGCGCTACTTTGGTATACCTCTAGTCTACCAGTTGTAGTATTATAAATCATTCTACCATTAATTGCAGAGAGTGCATCCCGCTCCGTAGTAGTGTAATGTGGTATGCTAAAAGATTCTATGTAATTCTCTAAGTCTTTGAGTCGCTCATCGTAGCGATCTGTGATACGTACCATCTCATAGTATAACTCATCACTTGAGTACGCACTCCGGTTAGGTAGTGTTCTGGCTTTGTTTACGTCAAGATTTTGTACGGTCATCTAACTCTTGAACTGCTTTAATAAGTGTGAATACTAAGTATTGGATGTCTAAGTTTCGTAAATCCCTACCATCATTTTGTGGTACGTACCCAACAGCTTGTGGTAAAATATCTTCAAGCTCTTGCGCTATTATCCCAAAGGTATCCCTAGTGAGATCCTTCTTCCAGTTAAACTTACGCACCTTCATGAGAGCAATCTTAGTTAGAGAAGATTCAGTATAGTCTTCAATGTTCGTCTTTAACCGCTCATCAGAAAAGCTAGGATAGATGCCAAAGTTGGTCACCCATGCTTCCCCAGTAGAGGGGTCATTCCCACCAGGGTTTGTGCCTAAGCTATTCTGGAACCAAAGGTAGTCAGATGGGGAACCTGTATTGTTAGATGTATGATTTATTGATATTATATTAGAGGCTATGTAACTAGTATTAGCGGTATTAAAATTTGACTGGGTACCATACCCACTAACACTGTTTACTGCACCAATATTAAGGCAAGAAGCTGCTCCACCTCCAGCACCGGTACCACCATCCGCAACAGCAACATCAGTACCACCAGAACGGTAGACTGTAGAATCAATAGCGACAGTAAGTGTCTTAACTCCACCATCAGCAGTGTTGCTACCAGATGTGTCGATCCCTGTCCCACCTGCTATTTTAAGTACTTGGCTAGCTGCGTTAATAGCCATATTATCTCCACTATCACCTTTCAGATCAAGGTCGTTAAGAGCATCCTGGTCATCAACGTATTGCTTGATACTTGCCTGTGTGGCTAGGTGAGCGGTGGAGTCTGAGTCCATATCATCTTCATTCAACACCAACCCGTTACCAGTTATAGAGGCAGCAGCCAAAACTCCGTATATAGTAAGTTCATCAGTCGCCTGGTCACTACCTAACTGAGTGTTACCATTGATTGTAAGATTACCTAGAGCAGTTATGTGACTTAAAGTTGTAATGTTACCATCAACACCAAGGTTACCCTCTATGTCACAATTACCATCTGTGCCAGGTATACTCTTACTTGGACCTACAGCGAGTCTAGTTGTTATAACCTTCGTGCATCTTTCCCTGCTACCAATATCCATGTTGTCCAACTTTCCTGTACCGCTATCAGCTATCTCAAGGTTGGCATGGTTAGAGATGATAGGATTGTCAAGGGTCTTGCTTACAAGAGTTTGCGTATGGTCCAGAGTTACTACAGTATGCCTAGAATTACCAAAGTCAGCAGCAGCAGAGCCTTGAAAGTGTAGCTCAGTTGTTTTGTTAGCTGCACCACTACTATCTTTACCAGTTACTCCCAGCCAAAGTTCACCGAATGTAATATTGCTACCCAAAGGGGGAGGAGAGCCACCCGCATTAAGAATACCTAGACCAGTTGTAGGAGTGTAATCTAGATTGAGTTCTTTGAGTGTAACTCTACGATGGAACCCTGTATCTTCATTCGCAGCCATACCAGCTAGTGTACCAGCACTAGGTTCCCCAGTGCCACCAACCATGTGGTCTCTGTTCATCCGCTCGCGGATAGCTTCCTTAGTCTCTCTAATACGAAGAGCACCCTCTAATACATCATCTGTGTTTGCTGGGCTAGTTTCTAGCCACGGAACGCTATTAGCCATAGTTACCTAACTGATTTAATGAATGGTTGCTTCCAGTAGTCTGACATTGGAGCATATGCCATGCTGTCTATCTTCATATAAAGGTCTGGCTTCATGTTCTGAGCATCTATAGCTTCCTTGACCATAGATTTAAATATAGCCCAGTACGCACCAGCTCGATCTGGACTGTTGAGATGATACAATGCCCAGCAGATAGTGAGAGCTATAATGAGGTCATCCTTCTTTACTAGCTCGCTCTTCTCATCGTCTGAGAACAGGTCAGCTGGCCATTTGGAGTGCCTAAACTTAGCAGAGTACGCATCATCTGGAGGTGGGTATAACTCTACTGTTTCACCCCATAACGAGTATGTGTCGGGTCTTCCCGTAGTGTTACCGTAAAGAGGGTAGTAGTGATCCTTCCACTGCTTATGGTCTACCGCCTGCAAGTGGTAGAGATCACCACTATCCAAAATGTTAATACCATGTAGTTCCCGAGTGCCTGTAGGCAAGGAGACAGAACCATCGACAAATGCATCACCAGTGTACGTGATGTCAACCGCTGTGGTAGTGATGGACTCTTCAAAATCAAAGAATCTAGCTACCCGTAGCTGACAAGTGTTAACGAGTGGAGTCAGATGTACATCCAAATCCTCCCTATTACCAAGTGCCAACCGTACTTGGTCTTTCATTTGGCTTAAAGTTAAGTCTCCCATAGAACTACGCTGGACAGGTTAAGATTACTGTTTTAGCACTAGCATTCGAAGCTACAGCTGCGTTGTTTAACGTAACAGCAGTTTGAATTGACAGCGCACCATCAGTAGAAAACTTACAAGGGCAACCATTTGAACCAGAAGCGATAGCCTGAGATACAGTGGCTGGTCCCTTAACCTGAACCCAACAAAACTGCCCATCAGCAGGTGCGCTAACCAGCATTCCCGCAGGTATCGGTGTAGCGTCACAAGTAGATACATCAGCTGTGACCTTAGTCCGGTCAGCAGCCAAGTAACCTACTATAACACCATCCGCAGCAGCCACGCCAGTGGACCCAGCAGTGTACTCTAGATAGCGGTACACCTTCACACCATGATAGCGTGTAGATCCAATTACTTCCTTAGCAGTAGTATCGACCTGTGTTACCGCTGCTGCCCATACGACTTTTTGCCCTTTGTCGTCAAAGGTTGATTCGGCCATAATAGCTCCTTCTAATAAATGTCAAAGATTACACCACTAGAACGACGCATAGTGGTGATCATGTTACAAGCAGTAACAATCTGGGCTGCTCGCTTCAACTGATTAGGAACTGGCTTCCACTCTGTCATATCAAAGAACATACCTGGATCATAGAACATAGTAACATGGTCACAGTCTATGAAGTACATACGACTACCATTGCTGGATGTCGGGCACGTATCTGTGGACAGGATGGGTAGACCCTCGAACGTGAGTGTCTGGAAGCTCATATCACCGACCTTCTGAGTAATGATACGCAGTTTGTCGTCAATAGAAGCATTGTACAGCCGATAGGTTGCTTTGTCCGTCAGAATAATGTCAGGACGAGCGTTCCCGAGTGACTTAGATGTAGAGTCAATCATGTCACGCATAGCAACAATACCACGGTCAGGGCCGGAGGCATGAGCAGTCCCGAAACCTTGAGAGCTACCACTTCCACCATAACCAGCATAGTATCCGTAGAACTTATTCTTCCACCACGTATATGTGGCAGAGTTTATTTGTCCCACAGTACCAGCACCGTCATCAGCAATTAGATGCTGTAAGCCTTCCATTTGCTTGCCATTGGAATCAATATCAGCAAAAAGTTTAGACTCAAGCTCTTTTACTAAGGTGTCCTTAGTAACTTGCATCTTGTGTTTTAGCAGGTTGATGAGCTGCATTTTGCCACGGTTCTTCTGCTCCTCAATTTGAGTGCGAGTAACCGAAGCTACGAGATATTTCCAATCCCACTGAGCCGAACTGATCGGATCGAGATCGTTAATATTCACAGCATCCTGCTCGTTAATCCAGGCCAGTGTATCGTTCTCGGCATTACTTACCGGGGTTTCGATATACTTACCACCTACGAACGGCTGGATCTTACCCTTACTCCGTAGGTAGTTGTAGAACACAATCTCTTCAAAGATTTGATCTACTACCGTTTTCTTCATATGTCTCCAGGTAGCCACGGCCATGCTATCTAGGACTTCACTAAATGTACGCACTGATGCCATATGTTACTCCTGTATTGGCGGTGAATGCGAAAATGTGTCCTCAGTATTAAATAGCTTGTTTAGTCCCTCATTAGTGACTTCTTCTTGGAAAGCACGTTCTGCTGCTTGATCAAAGTCGAGGTCACCTCCTCCGGAACTAGGTTCTCCTATCAGCCTGGAAGTGGGCAATAGACCACCTGCTAACGGTGCAGGTGGTTTGGAGTTCGTCTTGAACTCATTAACCATATCGGGATTATCTGCCTTAGCGAGTTTATACGCATCTTCGATACTGAGTTTGAACCCAGCACTGTTGCGTGTCTCTACAAGGTCAGCAGCTTTATTTGCAAAATGCTCGAAGTCAGGATACCGATCTCGTAGCTGTGAGATCTCTGACTGTACTTGAGTGTCCACGTTAAGCTGTTGTTGGTTTTGCATACCCTGTTGAAGAGGCGTCATAGCATCACGTAGTGTGTTGTTAAGCGCAGCATTAAACCTGTTCTCCATATGACCTAAGAGTTGTGCATTTGACATACTCTCTATATCCTCTTCTGATACCACAGGCATCTCAGCCTTTGGTTCGTAGGCTGGTTCGGATGTGGCCTCCTCAAGTCTAGTAGTAAGTGCTTTAAGTTGTTCATCCTGTGTAGCCATCCTAGCACTAGCAGCCTCTACAAAGTTTACCAGTGCTTGCAAATCAACCTGTTGACCTTGCTCTTCTTGCTCTGCCATCTTTGACTCCTATCGTTTGAGTTTGTTGTCCATGATAACGCCACTGATGTAACGCTTTCTTCATCTTATCACGGATAGTTTCCAGCATACCCATCGGTATGCAACCTGCGTCACCTTCTACGGTGACATCAATACCATAGCCTTCGGGCTTGGTACTATAGTTTACTATGATTTTGCATTCAGCCATAATACTCACTCGTCAGTTCGACTGGGTTAGGGTTTCTATCGTTTGCATATTTGATCGCATCTAGTAGCTTACGCTTGGACGTACAATGGACGCCCTCCCGGTTACCAGGTTCGATCTGATAATTGCCCTCATAGAAGAGGACAGGCTTTCCGAGTTTAAACCATACTATCGTGGTTGGACCTTCGCAGATATTACACTTGACGTCGAGTCTATCTTCGTAGGTCACAGTATCCTCGAAAACTGTGTCACAGGCTTCACACCTGAAATCGTAGCTAGGCACCTCTTAGTCTCTTTGTTGCTGTTGAAGTATATTGCTTTGATTGTTGCACACTATGCTCTCGTGTCTTTCTAGCCTTGCGTTCCCTATACAACTTAGGATAGTACTTTTTGAGATACCGTAGTGCACCACTCTCTTCCTCAAACGTGCCAGGACCGAAATGATCAGATGGTGCTTTAGGTACTGTAGCTTTACTTGGGTCCACTGATAGGCTTTGATGCCTACGAAGGAACTCAGCTACTCTGTCGCTACGCTTACGCTTTTTTTGGTCTGCCACGTTGCTTTGGTGCTGATTTAGTTTCTATAGGTTCAGGCTTCTGGGCAACTGGAGGTTCGGCAACCGAGGGCTGCTTCAAAACTGCAAGGGGTTCTCTCACAAAGCACCATCCGTTTGTCTGATACTTTGGGAAGACAGTATCCGAGGCAGCACCTGACTTATAGTGCGCCCAAGAATCGTACTTTTGACCTTGGGGATCATCTGGTAGCCCATGGGTGGTTGCAAACTTAGCATACCACGCTGGGAAACCCTTCTTGTCCTCATCGGTCCAGGTGTTTATTTTAACTCTATGTCTACTCATTTTGGTCCTTTCAAGTAAGGTGCCTTCTTAGATACTTGCTGCCCCTGCAAAGACTGCTTCGGTCTAGTCTGTACTTCCTTAACAGGTGTTTCACTCTTAGTGAGCTTTCTACCCTTCTTGAGCTGTGGGTGCGTACCCTTCTTAACTTGTGTCGTTTGAGATGCTCTCTTACCTAATTTGCTAAATAAAGCAAACAAGCGTACTAATCCACTCATAAGTCAACCTTTACTTTGTATGGACCCTTCATCTTAGCCATGTCCCTGAGCCAGTATACTGCAGCTGAGTCATAGTGTGTAGGATCGTTGTGAGGATCACCGTTGTAGTTAGGCTTCTTCTTCTGCTTACTTTCGTACTTCATAGTCCACCTATGCTGCCTTTTGAATCTGTTGTCCTAGTTGGGATACAGACATTGGGTTCTGTTGAGTTCCCGGTGCTCCTGGTGCCTGCTCCTGTAACATATCATCGAATTGTACTCCTACTTGGTTGTCAAGTAGATACTTAGTTAGTTTGACATTATCTACCAGTGGGTTTTGGGCTAGAATCTGGTATGTACGGATGGAACGTTCCTCCCGAACCTTGCGAGTCTCTGCTACGGAAGAGTCTGGATCTACTTTGATAAAGAACCTGTAGCCTGCTAACTCTCGTCCTACGAACTTAACCCACACAGGTAGCTGGTCTGGACCTACCACCTGAATAACCTGCTCTTCACTCCAGTGTCTGTATATTACTTCGTGCATAAGACGTACCATGCTGGTGTGTGCATCCGCTATAACGTCTCTACGTTCGTCCTCACGTATGCTAGCAGCCTCACGGATAGCTTGGACTTCGGTGGCTGTACGGTCTGCTGAACCTTCACCAAATGAACCTGCTTCGTTCCTACTAAGCCCCATGATTTCACGAATATCGGTCATTATCCTATCTTCAGCCTTGAGTAGACTGTCGGGTATTGGTGCTACCTCAATATTCTTGATCCCGTTCATGTTAAGCACTCTAACCAACCCAGGTCCACTCTCATCCAGTAGTTTTGCAGCCTCTTCCTCGTTGATTGCACCCTTCTCTACTATGAACTTAACGATACTAAGACGGCGATGTTGCATCATCTGAGTCTTGATCTCATTAATCTCACGCTGGAAAGGCTCTAGTATCTTAATGTCCGGTACTCCCCAGAAGCACTCGTTATCCGGGTTGAAGACCATAGGGAAGTACGGCACCCCATTATCCATCTGGAGTTCGTCATCCTCATAGTAGAGGATCTTGTCCGTTAGACTAGGACAAATGACGAAGACCTTCCCTGTTCGCTTATCCCGCACTTCCCACAGGTCAACTATGTTACGAGGATTAGTTGTGATAACCTCGTAAAGACCCATAGTGTCTTTGTTACGAACCGCTTGATCTGCAATATCCTTGGTATTACTGAAGCGAGTGTCTGCCACTACATCATCTGTGAATCTCGTGATCTTCTCGGCTGTAAAGTATGCACTATCAAACCGATCTGTGCCGAACGGCACCACGAAGTTACCCGTATCCACAGTACGATACCAGGGCATATTGTCCATCACGTTCTCGCCCCACTCTACTTTGTCACCTCCTTTTGTAGTGGGTGCGTCTGTCCCCATAGGTTCGGGTGTGGGAGTGTACTGAGCACCAAAGCCAAACTTACCTATGCCAGTTCCGTGGAAGAAAGCATTCTGAACCTGACGCTTACTCTCGTGCTTGACGCCCATATGAGTCATCATTTGGTTACTCACTCGTTCCATAACCTTAGCTACTGCGGCAGCCTCTGGACCAGGCTTCTTCGGTGTTATGCTGATACCTGGATTCCTGAAGTATATCCTCGGGGTAAGCATCCGAAGCATCATAAACACAATATTCTTAGGAAGCACATTACGAGTATCGTAGTCACCACGATAGTATGCTTGCCACAGCTTCCAGTCGTCCTCGTTAGCCCACTGCTTGCGGTAGGTTTCACCAGCTTTTATCTGGTCTTCCCACCACGCTACTTCGGGTTTGGTGCCTTTGTAACCTTCCATTTATCTAATATGCTATCTAGCTCTGTGTATTTGGTTTTGGAATACTTGGTAACAAGATCTGCTCGGTAGCAGATGTTCTCGATGTTAAGATTGGCAACAGTTCTGCTTGCTCTGGCAAAGGCGTCTTTAACTTGCTCCCCTCTTGCAGTGACTTTAAGGATAGGGCCGAACTTCTGAGAACAATAATGGACTCCTCGCTTGATGAGGACATTACTAAGTCCGCAATGCTTAAGGTTGGCATCCACCAATCCATATATTCTGTAGTCTGTGGTAGTAGGCCATCCAATGTGTTGTAGTCTAATTGCGACATAGTATCCTGGTATCAGATTGAGATCGGAGCGAGTGCCACCTGCGAGTTCAAGCAGAATATCCATAGGCGGTTCCTGTACGCCTTCCAGCATTGCTTCAGTATTATCAAACGAGAACCCTGCATAGATATCTGTGATACTTGTGCCATCAAAGTCTAATCTTACCGGACCTCGGTAAGAGTTCTTTTCAAATAGTGGCTTTAGCTTACGGAATCCCTCGAATATGGTTGGAGGTACGTCCTCCAACGTCTTGCATACTGTGACCATTGCACCCAAACTGGGCCCGACTGTATCCGAGATAAGTTCCTTGTGGTACTTGATAAGGAGGAATGGAGTACACCACTTGCGCCCATTCCACCACGCTTCCACACTATACTCGGATTTAGTATCACTGATGCTAATTTCAGTAAGCTCCAGTAGGCTCCTACGATTACCACGACTCCTGTTAGCAAGGGTAAACAAACGACTAAGGCCAAGAGTCCTAGTGGGCGCGTCCTCGAACCTGACTTCTTTATACCCGAATATAGGGTCATCTGCTAATACGAGATCACTACGGTTAACGTAAGGTTTCCAAGCACTAACTCTTTCATACAGTCCATCCCCAGTATCTGAATAGTCGTTATGTATAAATACTCTGACTTCGTGACCTTCCTGGGACAGTCGAGTCGCCAGTGCTAGGCCGATGCCAGTACTCAAAAAGAGTACTTTCATGCTCCCTCGGGGAACTAGGACAATAAGTTATGTGCTATCGGATACCTGGGTTGCCTGTGCTTGGCTAGTATTGCACCGAATGTAAAGTCTGCTTCAGGATTGATTACCACAGGTATGTCAACATCGTATGCTAACTGTGTTGCTTGCCGCAGCAGTACTTCGTTAGCCAAGGCTGTAGCTATAACGGAGTCATCATGACACCCGTCCCGTGCTTCAAGCCTGGTGTTAACATCACTTGTGTTCTTCTCGATAAAGCTAGACAACTCACCACGGAGGTACGTAGAAACTACGGTTAGACCAGATGCCAGAGCCCGTCGCAGGTTTCCTATGATTAGCGGCTTGGAACGCCTAGTAGTCTGCGTACCTCTGTCGTAAGTCGTTTGGCTAAATCTATCATCACGGTAGATACAGTTGATTGGATACTCTTCAATAAGCTGGTATAAGGTGAGTATGCCGTGATTGTTAGTTTCGATATTGATGAGTGCTTGGTTATAGAGTCCTCCAATCCAACTAAGAACTCTTGCGAACTCGTCTGGGGAAATGTTATTATTAACGTACTCCCCGACTTGTCTAAAATCCTCAAGCGAAAAGATTTCAACGACAGAGCTATCACCTCCAACTCCTCCACCGACATCAACTCCAATACCGTAGTGGTTGTGGGGCCGAGGGTGCTCTGTATCATAGCAGAGGTACTGACTTTCGGGATGCTCTTGCCACCTGTCACCAATGTCTTCGTAGCTGACTCTATGAAAGAAACTTTGCCCACGGGTCTGAAAGCACTCTTCTAAGGTTAGCGGATACTCTTGACGAAAGAGGCCGAGATCGCCATCCATCTCATCAATCTTACGTCTACGCCAAGACATCTGCCCTGGAGTGAGCCCATAATCTGTGAGTACCTGCTCTTCTTCATACTCTCGATCTAGGTTATATGTCTCTTCTTGGGACCACTCATCTTGGTACTCTGGGAAGTTCTTCCAAGACAGGAAGTGTAGACTATACTCGTTACGAGGATTGAGAGCTGCAATGGCTCTCCTGTGATACCAGGTTTCTGCACCATTTCCTGTAGACTCAAATACGATCATCGAGTTTTCTTGAGGTACTGACTGTAGTAGGGCAGCAGTTAGCGATTTTGGGTCAGGCCAGAAAGCTACTTCCGAGCAAAGTAGTCTGTTAATCGTACCCGAACGGCCCGCAGTTTTAGTACCAGCTGTCTCCACGTAGAAAGTGGAGTTTGTTGCGACAAAGCGGATTTCTCTTTTGGTGCTTGTTTCGGTTTCGATCTTGCCACTTTGGAAGTGGTTGAGGAAGAAGTGGACCCTTTGGAAGAGTCTTTCCGTACTGTCTGAGTCATGAGCAATTACTACACAGCGGAGATTCTCGTATGCTAAGCAGTCCAGAAAGAAGCACGCTAGGAATAGCGAGGAGATCCCTTCTTGTCTAGGCTTAGGTATAATATCACGCCCCGTCAGTTCACCGAGAATCTCTTGCTGTGCATGGTTAAGGTTAAATGGTACTGTGATCCCTGCTTTATTACTAATCTTGAGGAACTTCTCTATAGCTGTCTTGTGGGAAGCCCCGTAGTTATCTGTTAGCCACTTAGACATAGTGGGAGAGCCCAATCAACACTTCTTCCGCACCATAACCTTCATCGGGTTCGACCCCTCCGGTATGTGATATAAAAAAAGCTCGTCCGTTGTTCAAGAAATCTCCCACTAAGTTAAGCCCATTTTGTAGGTCTATCTCTCACTAATTCATCCAAATGGTATCCTTCAGGAACAGAATCTTTACTAGTATCTGTCCAAGATTTATATAACTCCTTTAACCTCTTAGTACTAAAGGTTTTATACGTCTCCCTATCTCTACTAATTCTATCCCGAGTCATTTGCATATAGTTCTCTGCCTCTGCCCCCTTCAACTTAAGTCTACCTAGATCTTTAATTGTATCCTGAACCTCCCACTGAGAGTAAGCATCCATCAACTTTGTATAAGCCTCCTTCCACTCAGGGCTCATAGTATATCTGCGATCTTTTGGTACCTCTTGTCCCATACTAGTTATTCAGTTGTACATTCTCTGCTTGGATCAGTATCTGCCTTACTTCAGCCTCTGCTGACCCAGTACGTTCTCTGTGTTCCCAACCGGCACCCTTGAACCACATACCAGCGGCTCGCAAGCGTAGGTCAGGATTGCCATCGTCACGCAATGCATCTTTCAAAGCCGATACAGCACTTGGAGCCAACTCCATGAAGTCAGTATAGTACCGCTCCATAGCAGAGACAATGACATCCCTAGCAGCCTCACTCTGTAGTACATTTACTACAGTCTGTCCTGCGCAACCTAGACGCTTTGCAATATCCTTATTTTTGAAGCCCGCCAAATGTAGGCTTACAATCTCAAGGTGCTTAGGCCGCAGCTTTGATATAGAAGCTGGAACCAGAGCAGACTGCTTTTGCTCTAGTAGCAACCCGTCCAGAGTCCCGTTAGGAAATCTTAGCTCGGAGCTGCTTGTACTTTGCAAGGATGGCATTAGAGACTTTGCCTGTTATGATGTTTTTATATGTGGTCATTTTTGCATCCTCTCGTAGATGTGGAAATTATGCATTGTGCCATATAAGCTAGAATAGTCTTGAGCAAGGTCACCGTTCTCACCACGCTGGCATTCCTCAACATACTCTATCTGTCTCTCAATCTCTTCGTTCTCGATATCCTCTTCAGTAGGATACTCGGCTTCTCGCCTTGTTTGATACATACGCTCTGTTTCCCAGGCTTTCATATCGCTCATGGTCCTCCTTCATTTGTATAACTATACCATAACACATCCCTCCGTCAAGTCAATAGGGCGCGTGATATAGTCCGCCCCTACTACACCTGAATCACCGCCACCTAGAAGCTTGACTCTCACGCCATCGAAAAGTACCCAACTAGGCTGGTTGTAAGAGTGGACCGAAAATAAAGGCGCGGGCCGAAGGGGGGGATCAGCTTAGCACGTGCTAACTTTTCAGCTTAGTACAAAGCAAGCCATTGACTTAGTACAGGCTAAGGAAAGCAGCAAGTAGACTAAGCACAGCAAATAAAATGCAGCCACCTAACTTATGTGCATTTTTTACTTGTGTTATGTGGTCAATTTGCTACAATTTACCATACTCAAATGAGGTTCAAGCATCCGGTGCAGCCGTGACAAGTAGCCAAACTTGAGTATACTTAGTTAAGCGTGTTTCAAAGGAGGTACATAACTGATTAAACTATCCGAGATGGATGCTGGTATGTGTGGTGCGTAAAGCATAAATCCAGACTATAAGCCAGCATAGCATGATCTTTGAATAGACTGAGGGTCCACATAGCAGGCGAGCTGCCATAACTCTAGCAATAGACGAGCGGCCATGACCTAGCGCAGACGGTAGCGCAGTTAAATGCATAGTGGTCAAGGTTCGGTAGTAGATACTGGACAAATTGTTATAAAGTTATAACGTTCCCGCTGAATCAAGGGGGCGGTGTGTGAGTGTATGAAAAAAAAATTATACATAAAACCATACACCCCCTGGGCAAATCGACGGGAACAATATAACAATATAACAATGGCTTAATGTCCTAGTAGGCTAGCCAGGAAGGAAAGTATGTCTTGGAATTGCTTTAGAAATCACGATACCGTGCTAGTCAGACAAGGCTCAGGAACTGAGCTTCACTTCAATCACAGGATTGATGAGTACCTTTGTGTAACCTGTGAAGTCACCTTTGGGAAAGCTCTTGATTATAGTCAAGACCTAGGTGATAGAATGTATGACATTAAAGAAGGCGTCTTCTTGGAGCCTGAACCGTGGGAGGACGCAGACGCTTTCGCTACACCAGAAGACAGCTGGATTTACGAAGAATAACATTAATCTACTAGGCTAGTCTGCTAGGGCATTAAGTCAAGCCACGTCTGTCTCCCATTGGGAGGCTACCCTGCATGGTAGGGTGCTAGACATAACATTCCTTAAAAGGATATGATATGAAAACTAGCAAACTAACGTGTGGTAGTGCGGAAAAGATGGTGACATTGAGTGATGTCACGCATCCTTATCGGTTGACAGGTGACGACCTGTGTGAGAGCACAGGTAGTGTAACAGCCTTGGACCTTGATCCTGGTAATTCAAAGGATTGTGAGTCCGTAGTCAAGGAAATGGCCTCGATGTTCAGCCAGAACACCCATGGTATCTCAGGCTATTATAAGATAGCATGGGAACTTGCTAAGGTCATGCAAGGTAGTAGGGGCCAATTCCTTCGGGACCAGCGCAAGCTGAACGAGAATGTCAGTGATGCTGACATCGATAAGGCATTCCAAGGGTCTAGTCTCAAGGTTTGTGGGATGCTGGACTCTGACCCGGTAATCGGTCAGACTCCGCTAGGCAAGGTGACGTCTGCGATTTCCAAGCTATCAGACTCGGAAAAGCTCAAAGCTATCGCGGACCTGCAAGCCCAGCTAGGGCTTGATAATACACTATCAGTACCCGAAACAGGTAAGTAATTAACCCATCCTCGTCTAGCATCCTATCATGCAGGGACTTCCAACGGAGACATATGACACAGACGCTAGATGAATATACTACGCAGGTTATATACTCAGACCTACCGGGTCTAGGGTATAACGTGGAGTTGCTTGAGAAAAAGCAACATGAACTCAAAGGGTTCCTGAAACAGTTTTGTAAGGGCTGTGAAGGCACAGCCAAACCCCGCTCTATCGAGCCAAAGAATGGTAAGATGCGAACTCTTACCAAGCAGGAAAGGCTGGACTTCTACAGAAACAGTCTGGAACAACAAATAGAACTCTTGCCATCGGAGGATAAGGCAAGAATCTTGCAGGCTCTGCTTGCTAAATAAAATCACTAGCCTCCCAGTAGGGGACAGACGTAGCGGTGCTTCTGGTTGCATGGCCAGAAAGATGTCTTATGATAGTAGCAAATAAGGTCCACCAAGTCTGTGTAGATCAAGAGACTGCAGTACGGTTTCAGCAAGTATCTGAGACCGTGGACAAGTGGGAGTATTCATGTAAGTTTGTACGTGTCTTCATGGAGCAGTATCTCGCTGCTTTGCAAGAGCAGAGTGATACAAAGCAGAAAACCTCCCTGGCTGTGCAGAGCTTTGAACTCTGTATCAAGAAGATACAGGAGAATTCCACATATGGGCTCACTGAGCTTATAAATGCTGTAGCTGAAGCTGATAGAGACAAGGTGCTGGAACGCCTTGCCCCGACCCTTGGTTACAGAGAACAGTCCTTTTACAACAGTATGATTGCTGCCATTATACATGGCACAACACCAAGCCAGTCCTAATCAATTCTTAACTAACCAACGGCCATGCTATCAGGAGCACCGCACCGCCTACGGTGGGCATTGGACAGAAAGGACACTATGTCTAGCAAACTAGATGAGTTTATAAAGTCTTACAATACCATGACCGCTCAGTACGCTAAACAGCGAGTCTTACATGATGAGTTGCTTAGAAGCACCTTAGTTCAAATGCTACATGATGGGGTAGCTGGAGAGACTAGGCTACGGGGACTCATATGCGGAAGATGCCTCCGTATAATCCCAGTATGTGCAATCCAAGACTATCTAGCGTCTTGGAGCACATGGTCACTAATGCAAGGGGGTGGAAAGCACCCAAGGTTTAGAGAGATCTTGGAGTGCGAGTATCACAAAGATATAAAACTATAACAGCTCAGTGCCCACCTTAGGCGGTAGGCAGAAAGGACACCATGAGGAAAGTAACAGAAACCGTGGTAAGTGCCTGGGCCAAAGGTAATACCAAAATCTGTGGTAACACACAGACTGATGGTAATACTATTTGGTTACATAATAATGCGATTTGTCGCAAGACAGATAACAGGTACAAAGCTGTGATGTTGTCACTAGCTGGTTGGGGAACACCAACCACACGTGAACGTCTGAATGGTATTCTGGACTGGCTCAATATTCCTTGTAGGTACTATCAAGAGAACTTTGAGCAGATGCTGTTTATACTTTGCAAAAAGCATCAGCAGAATGCTACTTACTATGGGCTAAGTGAGAAAGCTGGCACTATAGAGCACAGGCACAGAGTACCTATAGAAGCGGATGATTGGTTTTTGTTTGTGAAGGATGACGAAGCTAACCGTCATGTTTATAGCGAGTGGTTCTCCACAAGTGATGATGGTATAACAACTGCCCTGATAGATGAGCCTTACTACACAAAGAGAGGTGGTAAGACACAGGTCACTACACAGGGTGTATCCTAATAAAATTAATTTTGCCTATCGCCAACTTTGGCATACCGATTGCATGACTATTACCAGGTACACAATTTTTACCCTACATAGATCATGCTACCTAAAAGAGAGCCCAGTCTGTACTACTGCATCAACCTATACCTCGAGAGACAGCTCCAGTACGCACCTCTCAAAGATCGCATAGCAGACTTAGCATACCAAATCCATGCCACACACACTGGCAAACTAGACTTGTTTGACAAATACTACAGACCAACACTCGACCCTGAGTTCACAAGGGAAGAAGCTGTTGAGCTAGTTAAGAACTTTCTAAAGAAGGGATCATGCCGACCCACGCAAGAACTTACCCGTACCTAGCAGACGCTAGAGAAACTAAGGAACGTCTACGTAAGCTAGGCTACGCAGATGGAGTCCACCCATATCAGATAATCAAGACTGACATGGATGGCTTTATGTCACGCTTATGCTGTGAGTTAATCAACATAGCAAACAAGCGTCATGACCTACCGTATTGGCACCCCAAGATAGAGATCACCCTCAAGGACCGTGAAGGATTGAGGCAAGCCTGTGAAGACTATATACAGGAATACCTTAATGATGCTATACCTTGGTATCATAGTGATGAAGGTAAAGCTAGAGCAGAGCATCATGCTAAGATGATGAAGCGAGGCTTGGAGAACAGAGAAAAGCCTACCGTGGAAGAGACAAAGGATATAACAGACGGGCTATCAGATAGTGATAAAGCTAAATTGTTAGAACACTTACTGAAAGGAACCAAATGATGGATCTACACTTAGAGCCTCCGGATGAGCCTGAAGGTCCAGAGGTCAATGATGACACTATAGGTGATCTCATTGAGGCTAAGATGGCTTGGCTCAAGGCAAATGATCGGATTGAAATAGAACTTGTAGAGCTGCTTGAGCGGTTCTACAAGGACGTACTGTGTAACTATGAAGAGTTTCACAATGATTATATTGAATTTGTCGAAACTCCACGCAACAGGGAACAGGACAGAGACATGGCAGAGTGGGCCGATGAGCTAGAAAGGTCAAGATGTACCTAATGTACGGCACACTCATTGCAATCTATTTTATATACAAAAAACTATTGACACCAGATAAGGATATGCTAAAATGGACGCATCAGAGAGAAAGAGGGAACGAGACAGAAACAGGGAAGATCGTAAAGGTGCGACTTCCCAACTCGAAAGGGCTATAGACAACGTGAGTACTAGCGTATACCACATAAGAGTCTCCCACTCAACAGTGGTCGGAGCATACGATGCAATAGAGGCTTTTGGTTCCAGTACCACAGGTAAAAGCCCAGCTAGTGTGCTCACTACCGTTCTCACTGAAGCTATTGCTACTCTCCGTAGGGACGGTCATGTACCTGAGCGTACCACTGCGGAGGTAGCAGAGCGGATGACAGGAATGCGAGGCAACTTAGGCATGGACGTTACACTACCTTCCATGACTCTCCAGCCTGCCACAGAAACACCTCCCCAAGACATATCACAAGCCATAGAAGAAGCACTCGCTAAGGTGCCACAAGCACCACAGCAAACAACGTCTTCTAGTCTAGCCACAGCAGTATCCATAGATACACAAGATATAGAGGCCAGCTCTGATGAAGAGCAGATCCTCTCCCGTCTTGATGATCCCTTAGTACAAGAGGTCATTAAGCTAGGAACAGCAGAAGCCAAGTCTGCTCTCCTAGATGCGTACACCCAGCTTCGTAAGGAGCAGTGGGGTACTTCCGTTGCTCGTGCTTTGTACGAGTTTAATCTCAGCCAATAGGAGTATATATGGCTAATGAAAACATGACGTTCTCTGCTATTCCAGCAGGGGACACTGAACCTGTGTCAGTAGAGTGCGGGTTCGATTTTGGTGATGACATTCAGCAAGCTGCTGAACTACACGGTGAAGATAATGTGATGTACTTCTTCAAGCGTGGAGCTAAGTCATACCTCGGTATGCGTGGTAGAGCGCAGATTGTAGGTGGTAAGTCCGCTGACGAAGTGCGTGAGGCAGTAGGTAATGCTGATCTGTCCAAGCGTGGCCGTGAGAAGATGTCACCACTAGAGAAGCTCTTGAAGCAAGCAGACAAACTCCCTCCGGATGACAGAGCTGCTCTTATCAAGTCTCTCAAGGGCTAACATACCACGAGGCGGCCCTGTGTGTCGCCTCACTTCCCATACAAAGCTATGTTATTACGCAATGAAACAGAGTTAGTGCTGGATAACAGTACTATCAGTTCGTTTCGTGATTGCCGTAGAAGGGCTTTGTATCGTTACGTCAAAGACTGGGCTACAGACGGGCCTGAGCCAGCAAGCCTTACATTCGGTAGAGGGTGGCATAGTGCTCTTGATGCGTTGTATAAGTTATACTATACGACCAGACAAGAGACTGCTACCATGTCTAAAGTCGAATGGAATAAGGTTCGTGCTAGTGATGGCTTTCTGGAAGTCTTGATTGACGTAGCGTATAAGGCATTTCTAAAGGACTGGACTGAAGCAGGTTATCCTGCTGAACCAACCTTTGAGGATCTTGAAAGTGATCCCAAGCGCACTCCGATACGTGCTAAGAATATGCTTATACAGTACTATATGGATATGTCTACAATCTTGGATAGCTGGGAGCTAGTCGAGAGTGAGGCACCATTCATAGTACCGTTGGACGACAAGTCTACGAAGTACTGGTACGGTGGTAGGATGGACAAGATAATCGCAAGCGATGAGGGGTTATGGCTAGTAGAGCATAAAACTTCCTCCTTGTACTCCAAGACCGCTGGTTTCCAGTCTGCTTTTGTAGACTCGTTTTCACCTAACTCTCAGATAGAAGGGTATATGTTTGCCCTACATTGGTTACAGAGTCAAGGTGAGATTAAAGACCCACGGCCCATAGTAGGTGTCTATGTTGATGCTGCTCTGGTCCACAAGACTCAGTTCTACTTCAAACGTATCCCAATCTATTATGATGAACGGCTAGTACAGCAGTGGCATCATGAGGTTACTAAGTACGTTGCTGAGTTTGACAAAGCTATGGAGACTAACCACTGGCTACGCAACACAGACTCATGCCAAGGTAAGTACGGTAAGTGTGCTTATGTGGATCTGTGTCGTATGTATCCTGATCATGAAGAGTTGTTGAACGAGAATGGGATACTCGATGGTAACGCACCTCCAGGCTTTGTCGAGCGGGCATGGACACCTTACGTTGAGGTGCCTGATGCCAGTTGAACTGAATAGTGCAGGGGCATACAAACGTGAGCATCCCAGCTTTCTTATGATAGGACCAGCAGGTAGTGGCAAGACTATGCAACTACGCACGATCCCTGGTAAGAAGCTGGTGTTTGCGTTTGAGCAGAACAGCATCAACTCACTAGCTGGAGATCCTAGCATTAGCTATAAGCTCTACCTACCTGATGATGTTGAGATAGCTACACGCTCGCTGTCTACAAAAGCTAACCAGAGTGGCAGAGTAGCTCCAGAAGAAGGCACTGCACCTACTGCATACGAGAACTTCCGCCAGGACTTCAATGAAATCATTAAGTCCGAACAGATTCTCGGCTTTGACGTAGTAGCCATAGACAGCCTAACCTCTATGAGCAAGGCCATTATGGATAGGATTCTCTACATCAACAACCGTATGGGTTGCCAGCCTCAGCAAGATGACTGGTCTGCCCAGATAGTAAATGTAGAGAACGTGGTACGGAAGCTGGCTGCGTTACCTATCATCCTGTATTGTACTGCTCATGATGAGCTAAAGCGGGATGAACTTAGTGGCAGGCAGATCATGGACTTAGTACTCACAGGTCAGCTGAAGACTCGTGTACCGATGCTCTTTAGTGACATATATAAGTGTATGTCCAAGAGTACTGAGGAAGAGGACAGGTTTATCTTGATGACTCGTCCGGATGAGCAGAACCTACGTATACGCAGATCATTTGAGGATGTCTCGTACTACGTGGATGCTACCATCAAGGACGGGGGTGAACCTACCAAGTACGGGCTAGGCTCTGTCCTAGCTAAACTCAAACTTCCATAAAGGAGATCTATATGGAATCTGTAGACCTTAGTACAATCCTGCTTGCCGACATAGGTGAAGTAGCAGAACGTGCAGCAGCACCTGCTGGATTCTATGACGTCAAGGTTATCAAAGCAGACATTAAGGCATCCAAGAAGGGTGCTCCAATGATTGCTGTGTCCTACCAAATCATCGGTAGTAGCAATGAATTCAGTCTGGTAAACGACTGGATTATGTTTCCTACTTCGGATATGGAACCTGAGATGGCAAAGCGCAGACTGCTTGATCTCAAGCGATGGTGCATTACCTTCAGTGTTCCTGCTGATAGTACCAACGTTGCTGTCCACATGGCAATAGGTAAGGAAGCTAGTTGCTCTATTGTAGTAGAGCAGGATGAAAACGGTATCAACCGCAACAGAATACGCTACCCGCAATTTTCAGCGGATGCAGAACTTGTTGCACCCTCTGATGCTGATCCTGATCCTTTCGCTGACATGGAGAAAAAGAAGAAGTAGTTGGGTGTGAGATACTTCTTCAGCGCCCAGTAGGAGGTGGCGCAATTAATAACCTCCTACCGGGAGTAGATGCGCCCTCCTGCCAAGCCTGAGCTTCTCTAGAGCTTGGCGAACTGTCAGCGGTCTACTCCCACCAACCACACACTAACTAACGAGGATACAATGACAAAGAAGTCACTTGATGTTGATCTTGATGCGTTACCTCTGGTAACCGAAACTTCTAAACCCACGCTAGAACAACAGCAAACCAAGCACCTCAGAGAAATCTCTTACGAACTACACCTCATCAGTGGTACGCTAGACAGACTTGTGTCTGCTGTGCGCGACCTAGAAAGATAAGTATGAACAGAGTAACACTAGAAGTAGTGCCTCCTCCCGAAGAGCAAGAGGACACAGACGAAGAGTGGGGTGACCTACCTCCACCTGAGGAAGATGAAGAGTACGATGATGAGCCTCCAGGCTCCTTTGACCTTTCGGATGATGAAGAAGCATTAGCAAGTGCTGGACATGGTATGGATGAGTCCTACGGTGATGGAGCTGAACGCTTATGAGCCCAGAAGCACTGATACTAGGCAAGGATATTAAGAAGATGGACTCCTATGAACTACAGCACTACTTTATGATGGTAATTAAACTGTGGATTAGAAAAGATATACCTAAGTTAATGGATAACCTACTTGATCGTGACGAGCTACTAACGGAAGAGATTCGTCGTATGATAGCTCGTATAACTATGTCTGGTAGTATACTGGAAGAGATAATTGGAGAACTGTCCACTCGTGATGATGAACCCTCTGAATTAGTAAACTAACATGGATAAGAAAAAGTCAGTTAAGTGCTCAGTGCAGTACACTGAAGACACAAATGATAATGGGATAGAGCAACCTAAGGTAGTGGTACAATGCTCCAATTGTGGGCATAGTGAAGAAAGCTGGGGACATGGGCCTCGTAGTGTATCTAGATCCTGCTGGATGCTGTCCCAAAACTGCCCCCAAGGTCGCACTGATCACTTCTACAAAATACCAGAAGAAGACGATAGTGCTGCTCTAGCTAGCTACCATGGTGATGGACTCAGTGACGAGCTACCATTCTGATGCGTCTAACACACCTCAGTAAACACCTGCTTGAGCTTAGTGACTCTGAGTTGCAAGCTATGCTCAGCACCAATGATCAGGACAAGGCGGAGTACGTCAATGTCTACGAGCGCAAGGAACGCAAGCGTACCAAGCGTACTGTAAGCAAGACTAGACTCAACGACTACTCCTCCATCCTAAAAGCTATGGAGTCTATGTCCGATGAGGACAAAACCAAGTTCCTAACACACTTACGAGAGAATATATCATGACTTGGGGTAATCCTAAAGCAAAGCTAATCCTAATAGTAGATCGCCCAGCTAGCAGAGCATACACAGACGGTAGTATTATATCAGGACGAGGTGGGCAGAACCTCCACCTCATCTTGTCTCACGCTGGACTATCATCCCAAGACGTCTACATACTATGTGTCAATCCAAGGGATGCACCTGAGAATACCATAATGAATACAAAGGGAGTGCTTACGGAGACTGGCTTGCAGTTACAGGCCAACCTCCGTAGTACTCTAGTCAAGCTGGAGCCTATGATGGTGGTCCCTATGGGCCGTGTGAGCTGTACCCTCTTGCTAGAAGATCACAGGCTGGACAAACTCCGAGGCTCATGCTTTCAGTACAATGGGTTCAAGGTGATACCTACTAGGAACCCATTCACCTCTGGGTTCAATCCACCTGACCGTTACATTATCTCCGCTGACATACAGAAAGCTAAGGCTAATTGTGATCCCTCCCCCTACATCCCTCCTGACCTCAACATAATAGTAGATCCAGCATACTCAGTAGCCGAACGCTACCTTCAGGATGCCGAGCTAGTCAGTTGTGACATAGAGGTCGCAGGTGGGCAAGTATTCTGTATAGGATTCTCCAAGGATGCTGACTCAGCGCTCGTCATCAACCTAGACAACCGCCCTATGTCAGACCGCATAGCTATGTGGAAACTCTGTGCTATGTTTCTTGATGATCCTACCAAGACAGTAGTGGGCCAGAACTTTATCTACGATATGAATATGCTCTGGCGACTCGACAAGCTACGAGTCTCCGCCAAAATACATGACACTATGATAGCACACCACATCATGTATCCTGAATTCGAGAAGTCCTTACAATTTCTGACCTCCATGTACACAACCATACCATACTACAAGGATGAGGGTGGGTTCTGGAAGAAAGGCATAGGTGACCGCAGGAGCTTCCTTTACTATAATGGCAAGGATTGTATAGCTACGTACAGGGTCTGGGAAAAACTGAAGGATAAGATCCTCAGTGAGAAGTTCATCTCCCAGTACCAAGAGACTATTGATATGTACGAACCACTCATCTACCTGATGTACCGAGGGATAGATGTGGATATGACTGAGTTGGAAGTAGTCAAGCAGAAGCTCAAGGATGAGATAGCATCTATCGACTCTTCCTTGCAGGGTGTAGTCCAGCAAGAGTCTAACCACGAGTGCATGGAGATCAACTACAACTCTCCCAAGCAGTGCATTGAGTACTACTACGGGGTAATGGGACTACCTCCCTATCGGAAAGCTGGCAAGCCTACTGTAGATGACAAAGCTCTCGCTCAGCTTGCTAAAGCTACCTCCGCTCGCAAGGGTTTATACTCTGCCCAGCTTATCCAACAGCTCAGGCACCGCAACAAACTCTTTAGCACATACCTAGATATAGAGTTCGACAAAGATCAACGCTTCAGGTCGGAGTACCGTCCCAGAGGCACACGTACTGGCAGGCTATCCTCCGGTAAGACTTTCTGGGGCAGTGGTATGAACGCTCAGAACGTACCGCCCGAGATGAAAGCCTTTCTGGTCGCGGACCCTGGACACCTCCTGCTGGAGATGGACAAACGACAATCTGAGTGGGTAATCACAGCTTACCTAGCTAACGACTCCGAGATGATAGCTATCATCAATACTGGAGTTGACCCACACTCCGCTACTGCACACATGGTAACAGGCATCCCACTTGAAGCCATTGCATCAGAGAACAAAGCTATAGGTCACACTACCAACCCCGAAGAGATCGAGCGGATACGAGATGACCTAGTAGTAGACTCCCTATCCGCACCGTTTAATCTAATAGCCGAGGGACACTTTGTACCACGTACCCTCAGTGTCCGCCAGATGGGCAAGAAGTGTAACCACGCTTTGAACTACATGATGGGGGCACGGCAGTTTAGCTTAGAGACTGGGATGGCAGAGCCAGAGTGTGTAGAGGCTCGGAATAAGTACCTTGCAGGGTACAGCAAGTTGCCTGACTGGTGGGCTGGTGTACGTAAGACACTACATAATGATCGGGGACTCCGTAACATCTGCAACCAGTACCGTGGTTTCATTGGTGTTGTCGATGATGCTTTGCTCAAGGATGCCGTAGCGCACCTGCCCCAATCAGTCTCTGCATGGATGGTAAACATGGCAATGAATGAGATTTATCGTAGCACTCAACACGAGGTTGCTGCGGGAGAGATGCTAGCCAACGTACATGATAGTATCCTTTTCCAGTACCCTTATGAAAAGATAGATCAGTTAGCTCGCTTTTGTACCATAGTGAAGCATTCTATGGAACCTGAACTAACGGCACCCTCTGGTCTCCACTTCCGAGTAGAGACTGACATTAAGATAGGATTTAGTTGGGGACATATGGTCGAAACAACATTTCAAGACGTAGGAGATGCAGCATGGAAGTTGCGAGAGGCAAAAGGATAGGATGGTTGACTATACTAGAGTATAGCCATACAGATATTTACAGTCGCAAGTTTTGGAAGTGCGATTGTAGATGTGGGTCGCAGACTATAGTGCGTGAGTCCGATCTCAAGCGTGGTCACACTCGAAGCTGTGGCTGCATGAGAGGCTGGAATAATGCCAAGAAAAGTTAAAGGCAACTGGATCTCCGCATACCTACAGTACACAGAAGAAACAGAGAGTCCAAAGTCTTATCACACATGGACAGCTATAAGTATAATAGCTGGTGTACTCGGTCGTAAGGTACACTTCACTCTGGGTTCGCAAAAGATATACCCTAACTTCTACATTCTGTTAGTAGGACAGAGTGGTAAGTTGAGAAAGGGTGTAGCTATGGGTATGGGGGAGGATCTGTTTAGGCAGACTGGACTGGATATAGCTGCCGAGGCTATCACTAGGGAGGCTCTGCTCATACGGATGGGGAAAGCTAAGAAGAACTTCCTCTATCCAGACAGTTCTCAAGGGACTCACAGTAGCCTGACCCTGTTCTCCAAAGAGCTTACCACACTTACCGGAGTACGTCAGGTCAAGTTCCTAGCTGACCTCACTGACTGGTTCGACTGTCATGATATATGGGTAAACGATACCAAGAACAAAGGCATAGATATAATTGAGGGTATGTTCCTCAATATACTTGCTGCCACCGCACCTGACTGGATACCTCAGATACTGCCATTGGAGGCAGTAGGCGGTGGCTTCACCTCCCGATGTATCTTTGTAGTAGAGTCCCAAAAGTACAGGAGCATCGCTATGCCTCCACCACCGGATGCTAAGACCCGCCTAGCACTCATCGAGGATCTTAAAGATATGCGTGGCATCACGGGAGAGTATCAGTTCACCCCCGAAGGACTCGTTGCATTTAAAGCATGGTATGATAGGACCGAAGCAGAGGCTAAGACAGGCAAGTACGCAGTGCCCGACCCTCGCTTAGCATCATACTGTGAACGCAGGGCAGTCCACTTGCTCAAGCTAAGCATCATCTTACAAGCTGCCCAGGATGCTAACAGAATGGTAGGGCAAGAGACTTTTGAGCTAGCTATCGAGACACTAGAAGACATCGAACCCAGGATGTCAGAGGTATTCGGTGGCGTAGGTATGAGCGAACTGGCGCAA